GTGTGATATACTATAGTTAGTAAGAGATAATGAAGGAATGTGTTAGTTCGACATATTAGTATCTGTAGCTCAGTAGGTAGAGCAGTCGGCTGTTAACCGGCAGGTCAAAGGTTCAAATCCTTTCAGTTATGCCATAAGTCCTTGGGATAAAGACTTTAAAAGACCCGTTCTTCCCCTATCATATAAATTTATAGAAAATGGGGAAGTTTATTAGTGTTTATAGGGGAGGTGTAGATATGACAGATGAAGAATTAACTAAAGAAATAAAAGAACTTAGTGGAAGTTACGTTAAGAAATTATATGATATAATGTTACCACTTCAAAGAATAGTTATAGAAAAAAATCAAAATACTTTATTAGGCAAATGGACCCATCCATCAGCATTAATTAGTAAAGATAAATTAGAAGATTTAGATTTAATAGGTTGTAATGTTGATTACTTTATAAATAATCCACCAACTGATACTTTGGATTATGTAGTTTATGATGAGTATGATGGAATTCTTAAATTTAAGGATTCAGGAATGCCAATTTGGATGCAACTACCTGGAGAAAATTCAGCTCAATATAAATTATTTACAACTTACAAGGATGTTATTAATAAAAATAGCAAACAAAAAGCTATAAAAACACTATCTAACATGTATGACATACAACAGGTTAAGGTTGCTAGATTCATGGAAATATTCCATTGGAATTCTAGAATTAACGCTGAGAGCCATTCAAAACTTGTTACGCATGAAAGAATGATTCAAGATGCGAAATCACAGGTTCAAAGAGAACAAATAGAAACTACACGAAACCTATCCGAGAAAGTATCAAATGTGATTAATAACATTTCTACAGAAGAACTTGAAGATATGACTGTAACACAACTATTAAAATTATTTGAAAATATACAAGAACTTCAAGAAAAATCATTTGAAATAGATGCAACTGGAAAGAAAAGGTTAGAAGAAAGAAAAGATAAAGAGGAGCAACCACAAGTAGTGATTAATAACCAAAATGGTGAAACTCCAAAAATTAGTGGAAATGATGGATTTAAGTCAGTAACTGAGGAAGAAGAAGTTACTGAGGAAGAAAAAGAAGAAGAAAAGAAAAAATATGAAAAGGCTAGAAAGATATCAAGTATTTTAAATCAAGTTATGCCAAGTCAAGAAGAACTTGATGAAGAAGAAGCTAGGAAAAAAGATGAAAATAAAGGTTTAAAACAATTAGCTGAAAAAGAATCAGGTGATTCTGATGAGTAAAAATAGAGAACTTACTGATAAAGAAGTTAAAAATCTGAATAAAGAGCTAATAGAATCAACTACTCCAAGAACAAATAAATTTATACCTTACACACCCACAGAAAAACAAGCAGCTTTCTTACTACTCCCAGTAAAAGAGGCATTTTACGGAGGAGCAGCTGGTGGGGGTAAGTCAATAGCATTATTAATGTCTGGTCTTCAATACCTTGATGTACCTGGTTATTCAGGTATATTAATACGTAGAAGTTCTAAAGACCTTAGACAACCAGGTGGTTTACTATCAGTAGCTAAGGACATTTTGATGCCTTTCGTTAATAGTGGAGAACTTAGATACAACGATAAAGAAATGAAATTTACAAATGAAAAAACAGGTGGAGAACCTGCATATTTACAATTCGGACACCTTGGTAATGAAAATGATAAATATAAATACCAGGGTGGTGAGTACCAATATATAGGTTTTGATGAGTTAACACAAATAAATGAACAAAACTACAAATATTTATTATCAAGACTTAGAAGAAATACAGATGTCGATATCCCGACAAGAGTAAGAGCAGCAGCTAACCCAGGTGGTATTTACCACAAATGGGTAAAAGAAAGATTTGTTGCTAAAAGCTCAGATGCTTCTAAAATATTTTTACCAGCAGATATTACTGATAATAAATATTTAGATAGTGAAGACTATATTGACTCACTTAATGAGTTAGATAATGTTACAAAAGAAAGATTGCTTTCTGGTGACTGGGATATTGAAGTAGAAAGTAATACATTTAATATTAGTAACTTAAGATACACTACTAACCCTCCAAAAAAATGTGATAAGATAAGAGCGTGGGATACAGCAGGTACTGAACCTAATGAGGAACAACCTGACCCAGACTTCACAGCAGGTTGTCTAATGGTTAGAAAAGGTGAATTTTATTATATAGTAGATTTTAGACACTTTAGAAAAAGTCCAGGAGAGACTACAAATCAAATTAAAAAAACAGCAGACCTAGATGGTACATTAACACCAATTTGTTTTGAAAGAGAACCTGGTTCACAAGGTAAATTACTTATAGAATATTACACAAATCAAGTACTAAAGAAATTTAGAGTTAAATCCATGAAAACATCTGGAAGAAATAAATTATCAAGAGCTACACCATTTGCAGAAGCAATACAAAATGGGCAAGTATTTGTAGTATCTGGTAATTATTGGGTAAATGACTTTATAGATGAGCTAAGAGCATTCGGTAGAGACACATTACATGATGATATGGTAGATTCAGCAGCTTTAGCATTTAATTATCTACAAAATACTAAAGGTAATGAATCAGCTAGAGTGGTTACAGTAGCTAAAACAAGTAAATGGAGAAATAGATAGAAAGGGGTGAGAAATTGAGTAAAGTTAATAAACAAGCAATAGGAGTTAAAGGGTTAAAACAATTTAACGGTAATGTTGATGAAGAGTTTATTAGAGATTTACAATACCCCTATGCTGCTAATGTCTATCAAGAGATGTACAAAAATGATTCAACAGTTCATTCAATCATATTTATGATAGAACAATTAATCAGACAAACTGATTGGAAAGTTAAACCAGTTAGTGATAGTAAAGAAGATTTACAAGAATCAGAATTTTTAGAATCATGTATGCATGATATGGATGTAAGTTGGAGTGAAGCAGTACAAGAATTTATTACAATGTTTGTATATGGATTTTCATTTCATGAGATATTATATAAAGTAAGAACAGGCAAAAATGGTAATGATAAATTTAATTCTAAATTCTCAGATGGTAAAATTGGTTGGAGAGGTATGCCAATTCGTTCGCAACATACATTAGATAGATGGGAATTTGATGGAAATGGAAATGTTTTAGGATTTCATCAAGCAGATGGAAAAGGAAATTTCTATTACATACCTATGGAAAAAGGATTACTATTTAGAACAAAAAGAGAACGTGGAAATCCAGAAGGAGAAAGTCTTTTACGTGGAGCTTATAGAGCTTGGCACTTTAAAAAGAATATAGAAGAAATTGAAGGAATAGGTATTGAAAGAGATTTAGCAGGTATGCCTATGATAACACCTGCACCAGAAGATGATATTTGGAATCCAGAAGATGAAGTAAGTCAGCATAAGTTACAAATGGCTCAAGATTTAGTTAAAAACGTAAAAAGAGACTCAATTGATGGTATTGTAAAACCAAACGGTTGGGAATTTGAATTAGTATCTTCATCAGGAAATAGACAATTCGATACAAACCAAATTATAAATAGATACGACCAAAGAATTGCAATTACATTACTATCTGACATTGTATTGTTAGGTAGTGATAAAGTAGGTTCATTCGCATTAGCAAATATTAAAAAAAGTTTACTATCTCTGGCTATAGAGTCACAGCTACAAAATATAGCCGATATTATAAATACAAAAGCCGTACCTAAGTTGTTCGAACTAAATGGTATGGAAATGGAACAATATCCAGAAATAGTTCCACATCCTGTTGAAACACCATCAGTTGATGAAATAACAAGTTTCTTATCAGCAGTAGGAACTAGCGATATGGTTATGTTCCCAGATAGTAAAGTTGAAAATTATATAAGAAAACTTGTAAGTATGCCTGAAAAGGAATATTCACAAGATGACTTAGAAAAAGAAAAGGAAATAAGAGAGAAAAAGGCTGAAAATTTAACTAAAGACCCTAAGAAAAATATTGATGATAATAGAAACAGTCAGAAAGAAACTGATAAAGATACTAAGGAAAGGAGAAAGTAAATGAAAAACGAAGAAAAATGGTTTAGTATGGAACTTGTAGAAAATGATGATTCTAAAATAGGAGTAATTAATATTTATGACCCTATTGGAAAATCAGGTTTTTTCACAGGTACTAGAAAATCTGGAAAAGAATTTGTTAATGAGTTAGAAGATTTAGGTAATATTGATACTTTAGAGTTACATATTAATTCGCCTGGAGGTTCAATAATTGAAGGTTTGGCTATTATAAGTCAAATTGAACGTAAAAAAGAATCTGGAGTACCAGTAATAGCACACATAGATGGTATTGCAGCTAGCATGGCTGGTGTAATAGCTATGGCTTGTGACACAATCTATATGAGAGACTATTCATTGTTAATGATTCATAGAGCAAGTGGTGGAGTTCGTGGAACTGCTGATGATATGTTAGATTATGCTGAGCAGCTAGAAAAATTTGAAGAATCAGCTATTAAATTTTATGAAAAAAATAGTGATTTAGAAAGAGAAGAAATAATTGAAAAAATGACTGACACTACTTGGTATACAGCAGATGAAGCTATGGAAGACTTTAATAATATTGAAATTATAAAATCTGAGGAAGATGATGACGAAAAAGAAGCAGTTGCTCAAGCTAAAACAAAATTAGATATGGTTATGGAAGTGTTTGATGTGCCTGAAAAGTACAAAAACATTTTAAATAAAAAGAATGATAGTGATAAGGGGGTGAATAAAGTAGTGGATAATGAAATGGAAGAAAAACTTTCAAAATTAGAACAGGAAAATATTGAAAAAGAAAAAGAATTAAAGAAATTAAAAGAAGAAATTGAACAGAAGAGATTAGAAGAAGAGGAAGCTAAGTATGATGAAATAGTTTCTGGGTATAGTGATTTACCTGTTGATGATTCAGAGTTAAAAACAGTTATTAAAGCTACTAATAAACTTGAAGATGAGCAAGTATATGAAAATTTAACTAATTTACTTGATTCTGTTAAAAATATTATTGCTGAATCGGCTTTATTAGAGGAAAAAGGTAGTAATGTTCAAAAACAAGTTAAAAAAGACCCCGAAGAGGCTCTTGAAGAAATGATTGAAGAATTGATGGAAAAAGAAGATATGAGTAGAATAGATGCTTTATCAAAGGTATATAATGAAAATACTGATTTAGTTAAGGCTATGGAAGAAGGAGGAGAATAATAATGGCTAATAATTTAGAAAAACTTTTAGATATCATTACTGTAAAATGTGATGATACAATGAGTGATGGATTTAAATTTGTAGAATTTAGTGCAGCAACTGGAAATGTAACATTACCAACAGCAGGTGGTAAAGTGTTTGGTGTTGTTCATGATGAACCAAATGCAGGAGAAGCAGCAGAAGTTGTAGTTGGTGGAATTGTATTTGTTGAAGTGGGAACAGGTGGAGTTACTCAAGGTGATGACATTGCAGCAGCAGCAGATGGAACAGCAGTTACTGCTACTACTGGAGACGAAATTGTGGGACAAGTTCTTGTTACAGCAGCAGCAGGAGAAGCAGCAGCAGTTAAATTAGGATACGCAGGTACAAAAGCGTAATCAATTAGAATAGAAAGGAGAATTTACAATGGCTAGACCTTTAAGTTCAGATGTACACATTAGTAAACCATTAAATAATATTTTAGTGGCTTATATGCAAAGTGATGAAGATTATGTAGCAGATAAAGTATTCCCTATAGTTTCAGTACCAAATAAAACTAACGAGTTTTTTGTATTTGATAAAGGTGATTTCTTTAGAGATGAAGCAGAATTAAGAAAACCAGGAACAGAATCTGGGGGTTCAGGTTACAATTTAAGTACTGATACTTATGTAACTAAGAGAT